GCCCCCCTCTCCCTCTCTCCCCCCATTACGACACTATTTCCTAACTGTGTGTCAATACGTTACGTTGCGTCACTTTCTAAATGACGTTGCGTCACTTGTGCATTTAATGGCTTGACAGCAATCGACAATGGCGTCGAGCCATTGCCAATTGCGTTGCATGACGCTTTATGGCTTTGTTTATTGTGTCATGCGCCTATCGCCTCTGCGCCGTCCTCGCAGTCACAGACCCTGCCTCCGATCACGGCACATCTGCCACTTTGCTTGGGGCAAAGCTGGCCTGATGCTTGTGATCGTAGGAGGCTCTTGTATGTCTGCAGGACACCTTATCGGCGATGTATCTATCATCACACACACATCTTCTAATGATAACTTCCAGTTGGGCTTCCGAATCAGCTAAAGTCAAAGTGCGGGTTTTTTCATAGATCGGTGTTGCTTCTGGCTCAGTTCTCGCATCCCGAGATAAACTGCATGCTGCGAGGTCACGGCGGACAAAAAACCCAAGCTGGGCTGCGCTGGCGCTTGCTTTGACTTTACCAGATTCGGCTGCCGATCCTATATGTGTACATGAAGTATGTGTACTTGATAGACAATATAGGAGAACAAAATGTCTGATCTTTATAAAGCAATCACGAATCTTAGACTCGACATGGAAGTATACAACTCTTACGAGGACAGATGGCACAACGAAGACCAGATGGCCTTTGCCCGCAAGATCATCATGGAGGCCATCATGGACAAGCTGTACTGGCTTACCAAGGGCAAGAACAAAGGTGGCAAGCCATCTGGTAGCGAAGGCTACTTAACTCAGCAGCAAGCCAGAGTGAAGTACGCACAAGAGACATTCAGAGGCGATGAGATTTCAGAGCTACGCCTTCGCGGGGCCATCGCCAACTGTCAGGCCGCAGCCGCCAAGCACGAGGCACTCACTGACCTACAGAACTCACTGCATAGCCAGTATATGATACAGTTTGGCGAAGACTACATGCCATACGGTTCAGCCCCACACTCTAACGTGCCAGTAGCCGCAGAGTCTGACATGCCATCCGACATTCAGCAGATGCTCGAAGCACTCGGCATGGCTGAACCAGCTAACGAAGAGAAGCCTAAGAAGAAGAAGGCTTCCTAAACATCACAGGGTAGAGGTTCACGCCTCTGCCCTTTTTTTATGTCCAGTTCTACGGGGCACGCTTTGACTGTGAGTATGTGCCGCGCAGTTGCTGCATGCACTCACATCAAAACGAAAACAAAAAATCAAAAAGCGTCCGAGTAATATAGTATATGACGTAGCGTCACTAATGACATTAGCTATTGTCACTGCAATAATGCAGGACATAACCAAAGGAGAACACAAATGAAACTCAACTACATTGACTACGACGAACTACCCGTCTCTATTATGTTCGTTGCGGACGAAATACAAATCATCTGCGAGTTTTTGAAACTACATTCAAAATCTATTGATGATTTCGGACGGCCTTTTGCGCTGCAACAAATCGCCAATACTTTTCACGAAGTAAATCAAAAACTAATCGGAGACAAATAATGAAACATTTTTCAATCAATGACTTCGACTTTCCAGTCGAACAACAACCAATCTATGATGAGCTTGGTAATATCATTGCTGGTCACCAAGCTGTTGTGCGTACCGACACCGATCAGGTGTTGGGCGTACACGGTTCACGCTACAAGATTGTAACGCACGATGATGTCGTGAACTCAATCATTGACGGAGTCAAGTCGGCAGACTTATCAGACGATTATGAAGTCACTGTCGATGTGCTTGAAGACGGACGCAAACTCAGAGGTGAAATATTATTTAATGACCTCACAGTTGAGCCAGCAGTCGGAGACTACGTTAAGTTCCGTGTCAGCTTCTTCAATAGCTATGACGCATCTTGGTCCTTTTCTCAGCAAGCCAATGGCTTACGGCTATGGTGTCTGAACGGCTGCACAACAGCCGACACAGTAGCCAGAAGCAGATACAAGCATACTGCATCCATCAACGTAGAAGGATCAGCAGCCAAGGTGATCAATGGCTTTCGTCACTTCATGTCACGCAAAGATGTCTGGCAAGACTGGATGCACACCAAGATCGAACAGGAACAAGTCGAAAACTTTTTCAAAAAGACTGTCTGCAAAGCATTCACACGCCAGCAGTCAGTCACCAAGACCAACGAAAAGCAACTCGAAAACCTGCTCGGAATCTGGAGCGACGAGCGCAAAGCTCTCGGCTCTAACAAGTGGGCATTGTACAACTGCCTGACTTACTGGGCTACGCATACAAAAGACCTGCGCAAACCAGAGATTGCCAAGTACAATCGTGAATCAACCATTGCATCAGCAATGCGCAGCAAAGAATGGAATTTCGCATGACACACGCTGAGCTAATTAAACGTCTTCAAAATATTACCAAATACTCAAAAGACCCTTGGTTTAACGCAGAAATCGGCAGTATTGTTTCTGTCTGTTGGGAAATCAAAGACATCTTAGAAGAATACCTAAAGGATAAACCAAATGATGACACGCAAGAACTTTGAATGGATAGCAGATCGTATGGGTCCGCTAGTAAACTCACCCATCACAATCGAAATGATTGCCGATGATCTTGAGAAAAAAAACCCACGCTTCAATCGTGAGAAGTTTCTAAGCAGAGCTATTGCAGCATGGGAACGCAAACATCTACCACAGGAGATTGACGATGAAATACCGTACTGAACCTGTTGCTTGCCCAGAATGTCTGGGCGATGGCACTGTAACCTATCGCAGATACAAACGCCAAAGTTTCAATCGCGATATTGGTTACGAAGAAGAGTATGAAGATACTTGCTGGAACTGTGATGGCAGCGGTGAGGTTGACAACAAGGATACATTCGCTCCATAAGTGCAGTATGAAATCATATCTGCAATATCTACAAGACAGAGCGGGGGAGATAAACGTCCCCCTGCTCAAGTGTTTCAAACGCGCTGACATCCCAACGTCAACGTACTATCGAACAATCAATGGAGATACTGAACTCAGGTATGATACGGCAGTGAAAGTAATCAATGTCATTGAAGAACTTGACGCGATACAACAAGCCAGTGAGCATACCAAAAGACTACGAGAAGCTAATAAACCTGTTGATCGAAGCTCGATTCGAGCAAGGTTTAAGCCAAGAGTCATTAGCTCATAAGATAGGCTGCACTTCTTCCCTGATACATAAATGGGAAGCGCACAAACGTATTCCGTCTGGCTTCATGCTCATCTGTTGGTTGGATGCTTTAGAATATGACATCGAAGTCACGAAGAGGTAGGGCTGTACTCTGCCTGTCATGCGAAAACAAAAGCTATTGGTTCGTTGCCATACTCAAACCCAATGCAGAACGCTCAATGGAAAAGCATTGGTACATCTGTAAGAACTGCTACGAGGGAAACAAATGGCAAACCGCAACAAAAATAAAGGAACATATCACGAGAAGTGGTTCGTCAACTGGCTCAAAGAAGCGGGTATCAAAGCCAAAAGGCAGCCCCTCTCAGGCAGTTTGGGAGGCGAGTATAGCGGCGACATCAAACTCGAACTCCAAGGACACGAACTGGTAGGTGAAGTTAAGTACCGAGATAAGTCTAACTTCCCCAGCCCATTCAAAGTATTAGAGAGCAGAGACATTGCTTTCTATAAAAGACGGACTGGAAGTCCGCAAACCGTAGTCATCATGAGTGGTGACACATTCCTTAAATTAATGGAGAACAAAGATGAACCTTAAACAAAAGTGGTGGGAGTGGCACAAAGAAAACCCGCATGTCTTTAGATTGTTTGAAGAGTTTACTTTCAGAGCAATCAACAAAGGACACAAGCGCCTCAGTGCCTGGCTTGTTGTCAACAGAATACGCTGGGAAACAAGCATTGAAACAACAGGCGACGACTTTAAGATAAGTAATGATTACATTGCTTTGTATGCCAGATACTTCATGCACAAACATCCTCAGTACGATGGCTTCTTTAAAATTAAGAAGATGAAAAGAGCAGAGATACAAGGAGAAGTA